CTTGCATCGTGATGTATATATACAAGATACACAACACAAGACTCCAAAAATACAAAGGAAAATCTTCACACGCACATCCAACAATAATAGCATAAGAAAGAGCAAAAGGAGGGGTAGGAGGAGATGAGCAATAATAACGCGCTTCGGAAATTTGCCATAGAACCAAGCAAGTAGAAGTCGAAAGAATTTATGGGTAAACCACTCTCTCGGCAACCAGCTAGTCCAGGCAACACTTCGATAATCCGATAGCACGTCAAGACGCTCATGAACATTCTCCCATGAAAAAGTGTCGCGTCGAGTAGCATAATCTTTCCATGCTTCCCAAGACCAATCATCTCTTCGATAAGGACCTGCCTGTTTTCCGAAAGAACTCGGAGGCAAATCATTTCCCAAAATGACGGAATCGGGTAGCTTAGATAAATCAGCTTTTGGTCTCAAACAACGACCAAGCAGACCTTTTCGCTTCTGCTTGTTTTGCACGGGATCAGTTTGTAGTATCGAGTCAACAAAATCAACACGTGATTGATATGTCACAGTACCATCGGAATTAACCTTGGCACTAGAACACACACACTGAGAAATGTGACTACGACACCCGGGGCAAAAAGAAAGGCGGGCAGCAAGATTGGTATTCTTCTCCACGATCTTACCTTGATTGCAAAAATACATATGCGAATCAACGTTAGTAAAGCGGATCAGAGTTCCGATATCTATATCTTCCATCTTAATCCCGTTCCAAATCAACGTTTTCCATCCTAGCGTATCACGCTTAGACTTTGTAGCATTCGGAATAGGATAACCTTTCTCGACAGTGAATGTCCATAAATCAGGGATCTCTGGAATCTCATCACCAAAGTGAGCGAATACCTTCGCTTCATCAAGCATATTATTTGTAGAAAATTGTGGTCGCACATTGATAGTAGCGATATAATTAGCTCGACGAGCGATAGATACAGGTTCATTGGAATAAGTATGGGCACAGAAATCCTTGGTATTGGTCGTACAAATGACAGCTTTGGGCTGGATGGAAACTTTACCTTTCAGTTCAGCTTCAGCCATATTGGCATACATCTTAACATTGTTAACCATTTCCAAAATTCGAACAGTTGGGGCAGTCTCGACAAATTCAGCTTTGGTATTGCCTACATCATCAAGAAATACTCCATTGATCGAA